AGGATACTGATTTTGATACAGCTCAAGAAACTGGTGGTGCAAAAACACACACATTAACCACATCAGAAATACCTGCCCATACACATAATTCAACCTGGCTAACAGGTGGTTCAGGAGTGTCAGGTGTCAATACAGCAGGTAACTATGATGCAGCTACAAGTGCAACCAGTTCTACTGGCGGTGGTTCAGCACATAATAATGTTCAACCCTATATCGTGGCTTATATGTGGAGACGCACAGCATAATGGCAACATTTCAAGTAGGGCCACCGAAAGGAGTTGTTAAAGATACAAACAATTTAGCAATAGCGCCTGAATTTTATTCTCACGCAAATAATGTAAGATTTGAAGATGGTGCAGCTAAAAAATTTACAGGGCATGATGAAGTATTCACAGCACCATCTGTTGCGCCTTATTTCCTGATCAACTGGACAACAGGAACAAACTCTTACTGGTTTTATGCAGGAACTGCTAAAATTTACAGAACAGATGGATCTACTAATAGTGATTTTACGAGAGCATCAGGTGGGGATTATTCACTTACAGCAACTCAAAATTGGGTAGGTATTATTTATAATGGTCTGGTTATTTTAAATAATGGGGTAGATGATCCACAATGTTTAGCTACAACAGGCGCTAGTAAATTTACTGATCTAACTAACTGGCCAGCAAACACAACTTGCAAATCTATGAGAGCATTTGGTAATTATCTCATAGCTTTAAATGTAACTGAATCATCAACTATATATCCTAATAAAATAAGGTGGGGTGATGCAGCAGAAAATTTTGCATTACCTTCAACATGGACAGCAGCAGCAACTAATGATGCAGGTAGCGCTACAGTAGGAGATGAGGGCGATTTTATAGTAGATGGATTACAATTAGGTAGTGCATTTATTATTTATAAAGAACACTCAACTTGGTTGGCAAACTATATAGGCGGAAATCTTGTATTTAGTTTTAAAAAATTATTTAGTGATTCAGGTGTCTTATCCAGAAATAGTGTAGCAGAATTTAATAATAAACATTTTGTGGTAACACAAGGTGATTTAATAGTACATAATGGAGTTTCAAAAGAATCAGTTGCTACTAATTCAATAAGAAGGGAATTATTCGATAATATAGATTCAACCAATTATGCAAAAACCTTTGTTTATCACAATAAACAGAAATCAGAAATGTGGGTTTGTTATCCACAAGTTGGTTCTACAAATTGCGATAAAGCATTAATTTATAATTATATTAATAATAGTTTTTCTTTTAGAGATTTACCTAATGTGCAACATATAGCAAGTGGGATTGTTAATCCCGGTGCATCATCTGTCGTATGGTCAGGTCAATCACAAAGCTGGATTGCATATAATACTACAGATAACTGGGGAGAAAGGGGTTATAACCCAGCACACATGAGTACACTTATGGCAGGTACTACTGATACAAAATTTTATAGAGCAGATTATGGTGTAACTTTTGCAGGTTCTAACTTTACTATGACTTTAGAGAGAAAAGGATTAGTTTTAGACAATAATGCTAATACTGTTGTAAATGTAAGAAAATTAACCCCTAAAGCAAAAGGTACAGGTTCTGTTAATATATCTATAGGAAGTGCTATGTCGCCTAATGATACTTATACTTATACAGCATCACAAAGTTTTGATCCTAACTCACAGAATAAAGTAGATGCTAGATCAACAGGAAAATATATAGCAGTTAAATTTGAACAAGTAACAGACAAAGAATTTGAACTCAATGGTTATGATTTAGAATATGAGGTATTGGGAGAAAGATAGTGGCACAAGCACCAAGATATAATCCTAATCCTGTACCTGATAACACCGAAGATTTACCTAAATATATATTTGATGAATTACTAAGACTACAAGGATCATTAGAAGAAAACCCAATATCTTATATTGAGGTTAAAAATGCAGCACCTGATAGAATTAAACAAGGTGATATAGTTTATGCTGATGGCTCTAATTGGAATCCTGGAAGTGGCGAAGGAATTTATTTTAGAAACGCAGCAGGGAGTTGGGTGAAGCTGTGAGTATATTTATATCTGGTATTCCATCAGAAAGAGTTGATGAAGTTTGGCATGAATGTAAAGAATATGTCCAAATGGGAAATAACAAAAGTAAAGAAGAAATGACCATAGATGATATTTATGAAAGATTATTAACAGCAGATATGCAGTTATGGGTTGTCTTTGGCAAAGATAGAGAAATATATTCTGTACTAACAACAGAAATAGTTACTTATCCAAGAAAAACTACTTGTAGGATTGTTACATTAGGTGGTGAAGGATTAGACGAATGGGTAGAACAAACATTAAATATATTAGAAGAATGGGCAAAGGAACAAGGTTGCGTAGCTATGGAAACTTGTTGCAGAAAAGGTTTTACGAAGAAACTAGAGAAGTATGGGTATGAACACGCATATACAGTTCTTGGTAAGGAATTACAAACATTACATTAGAGGTAGACATGAGTAAAGGCGGTGGAACAACAACACAAAAAGCAGATCCTTGGGTTGGGCAACAACCTTATTTAACTAATTTATATAGTCAGGCACAAAACTTATATAATACAGGCGCACAACAATTTTATCCTGGAATATTAACAGCAGGTGCAACCCCAACACAATTAGATGCAGAAGCATTGGCAAAGGCGACAGCTTTAGGTGGGCAATCCACTTTAGCAGGTGCATCAATACCAGCTATGCAATTTCAATTAGCAGGGCCACAAAATCTAGCAACTAATCCTTATTTAGCTAGTGCAACAGAAGCGGCACTAAGACCTATTTATACTCAAACTCAAGGGCTACTTCAACAAGCTAGGCGAGATGCCACAGGCGCAGGACAACTTGGCGGAACAAGACAAGCTATTTTAGAACAAGGTGTAATAGGTGATTACTTAACTAAAGCGACAGATCTAGCATCTAATATTTATTCAGATGCGTATGGTGATGCTTTAAAAACACAAACAGCAGCTTTATCTCAAGTACCTGGATTATTACAATCAACATTAGCTCCTTCACAAACATTAGGCGCAATAGGTGCAGCAGAACAAGCTAGACAACAACAAGTCATTGATGATGCAAGAGCAAGGTTTGAATTTGGACAACAAGCACCTCTTACACAACTACAAAATTATGCCCAATTAATAGGACAAAATATATTACCCGGAACTACAACACAAACAGGTGGTGATCCTGCATTGAATGTAATGGGTGGTTTAGCTGGTGCAGGAATAGGTTATGCGGCAGCGCCTTATTTAGGAGGATTTGGAACTGCTATAGGTGGACCAGGTCTTTTAGCAGGGCTTAACCCAGCAGTAGCAACTGCTGCAATTATAGGGAGTTTATTATGATTAGTATTTTTGATGAATTATTACAACCAAACTTAAATAATGAAACTAATTTAGGAATTATAGATCATATATCAAGTAATGCTTTTAAAGATATGCCATTAAATACAGCAATTACTTTATCTAAAAATTATGGGGTTGAAGTAGATCCACGATTAATTAATCTAAATACATTAGATAATATTGCTGATACAGGATCAGGTATAAACCCAATGTTGATAATGGCTTTATTAAGTGATGGATTATTAAGTGGTGGGCAAAACCAAATGATTACCCCACAACAAACTATTTATGGCAAACCACCAGAAATTATAAACCCATATGACGATGATAGGAGATTAATCTAATGAGTACCATAGATCCATTAATGTATATGATGTTGCAAAATCAATTTATTAATAAAAAACTTGATTTATCAGCACCAATATCTAAAGGAACTGATTTTAATGTAGGTCAATTAGTGGCTTTAAGAACTTTATTATCAGCAGGAGAACCTTTAGGAGCAGGTGAAAACCTAGCTACAAAACTAGGACAAGGGTTAGACGCAGGGCTTAAATTAGGTGTAGCCGCATCACCTTCTGCTATGCCAATGCAAGAAACAGCAGCAACAACAATGCTTTCTAAAGATACAGTAGAAAACTTAATAAGCGTAAATCCTGATCTGCTAAAAGTGCAGGAAGATTTACAATATTGGTCTGATGCAGCAAAAGTAGAAGATCTAATATCAGAAGATATGACAGGCACGACATCAGCTTTTTTTGAGGGTTTTGAATCTTTTGGGAGAGGGTTAGGTTTAGATCCAAATAGAGAATATGATGCTTCATATGTGTTAAGACAAATGTCAATAAAAGGGATTAAGGAAATAGCAGCTGTTTGGAAAGGCCCTATAAGTGATGCTGAAAGAGAGTGGTTTCAATCAATGTCTTTAAGCCCTAATATGAATAAATCCACTATGAAATGGTTTATAAATCAAGGTAAAACTTTATCAAAACTGAAAGAAAGTGATATAAATGCAAGGAGGGAATTTATTACTGGACGCATAAATCCTGATGTTGTAGAAAAAATAAGGAAAATAGAAGGGTCAGAATCTTTTGCTGCAACTGATTTGAATATGGGGCAAGGACAATTACGCCAGTTTGATACAGGGGTAATTACCATCGGTGGGAAAGAATACTTTTATAACGATTATGCAAAATTAAGAAGAAAAGCTATGGGTTTACGAGAAGAAACAGTAACAGATGAAATGTTTGAATATACAAAAAACCGAGATATATTTATACCTGCTACGACAATATCTAGTAAAGCTAATTGGGTTGAAGAAAATGGAATGATGATAAATCAAGCTGCTGGGCAGAAAATGAGTATAAAAGATTTTGAACAAGCTATTAAAGATGGACATATTAACTAATGGATAAAGAAGAATTTTTAAAAAGTTTAACCCCAGTAGATACTGACTTATCTGAGATCGGTGCTACCGCAGGTTCTAGGTTTTCTATGGATAATATTGGTCAATGGCTAACCGATGTATTTACATCAACAGAAAGAAATACAGAATTTTCTGAATTACCATCTTTAGGAACTGAACTTATTTCTCAATTTATGGGTACAGCAGCATTACCTCCTAATGTTTCTCAAGCTTATTTTAATAAACCTATAAGTGGAGATAGATTGGAAGATATGAAAATTATAGCTAATAATCTTATGAATCCAGATATAAATTCAAAAATAGACATACTTAAAAAAGCTGGTGGGGAAATACACATGGATAGATTTAATAATCCTATTGTCAGATTTCCAGAAACAGGTTATGAAGCGTATGTTAATAAACCAGGAACAGAATTAGATGATTTAACTGAATTTACTACTCAAGCTGCTGGATATTATATTCCTACTGCCTTTGCCTTAAATAGAATGAAAGAGGGGGTGAGTTTCTTTAAAAGAGCAGCAGCATTAGCAGGTGCAGGTGCAACTACAAGTATTATTTTTCAAGATGGAACATCTGCTGTTTTAGGTGGCGAACAAGGTATAGTAGCTGATAAATTAGCATTAAATATGGCAGCAGGGCCAGTTATAGATAGGGTATTTGCATTTAGTGGTAAAGCATTTGATTTAATAGGTAAGTTATCGCCTTTCCCAAAAAATAAAACATACTCAAAATGGATCAATAATAGCGATGATATGATCAGTAAAGAGGGGATAGAAGCTATTAGTAAAGCTGGTTTATCTAATAAAGGACAAAATACACAAAGGGTTTATGTCGAAATGCTTGAAGCAGGTAAAAGTTTTGATGAAGCAAAATTATATGCTTTAGGGGAGGAGTATGGGATTCCTTTATTAAGAGCCAATGTAGAGGGCGATAAAGCTCAAATGACAAAATTTAATAATGCTATAAAAGGAGTTTATGGAGTAGAAGCGCAAAACTGGGCGCAAAAGGTAAATGAATTTTTTGAACAAAGAATGTTAGATCTAGTAAGTAAGAGTTTTGGTACTAGATTTACAGCAGATGATATTAAAAATATGTCGCCACAAGAAAGAAAGGAGATATTAGGCACATTTATTGAAAGTAATGTAATAAAAGCCGCTACTGCTGACAAGTTATATGCTAATGGGATATATAGTATATTAAATGATATTAAATATATTAATACTAAATCATTAACACAATTTGGTCATAATTTAGATAATCGACTAGAACAAGCTATACCATATAAAATAGGTGATAAAAATTTTATACAATATTATCCAAATACAGCACACGCAAGAGAAGTTTTATCAAAACTATTTAAAGGATTAGCGGATTACCATAAAAAAGGACAAAAAAATACTGAACCTATACCTTTTTCTTATATGGAAAATGCAAGAAAAGAATTAAATAATTTAATAAGTGCGACAAAAAATCCTACTGATCTAGGAGCTTTAAGAGTTTTATATAAAGAATTTGATAGATTTTATGGGGATATGCTTAAAGGAGCAATAAATATTGTAGGTAAAGGTGGGGAAAAATATAAAAATTTAGACAAAATAGTGGCAAATGCTAGAGAAAATTACAGTAAAAACCAAGTTCTTTACTCACAAAAGGATCAAAGAGGGTTAATTTCTAGTAAAGAAGCTGATTTTGAGGGGAAAATTATACAAGATATTATTAACCAAAACCCTAATATGACAGCAGACAAAATAGCAACTATGCTTATTGGAAATGCTAAGACTTTTACAAAAGGCGCTGACTCATCAATTAAAATAATTAATAAGGTAAAAGATATTTTAAGCAGAACTAGAAGTGCAGATGATATTGCATCTGTCCAACAATTTGAAAGACAATTACAGGAAGCTGTCCATTTTGATATAATGGGAGGTTCATTAGGAAAAAGCCCGATCCAAGAGTCAGTAGTAGTATTAGATCCTGCAAAATTTAAACTTCAAATAGATAAATGGCTAACACCAGATAGTCAAGGAAGAAAATTATTTGATCAAATTTTTGGCCCTAAAGCAGATGAAATAGCGGTTGCATTAAGAGAATTTCATAAAATATTAGCACAATATAAGCCACCTAGAGAAACTATAAATAATTCTAATACAGCAGCTAATATTCTTGTATCTGTTATGGATAAAGTTCCAGCAGTAAAACAATTACTCACTTTTGCTGCTTTTAAATTTGGAAATTTAGAAGGATATTATGGTCTTAAAGCATTTGAAAATGTAGCTAAAACAAGAGCGCCAGATGTAATTAAACAAATTAGTGCAAAAAGTGTTACACCTACTAGAACATTAGAGAAGTTATTAAATGAAGATTTTTCTGCTGTTTCAAGATGGGGTAAAGATATAAAATTATCTCCAATACCAGAATTAGTAGATCCATCTGTAGGTGCTATCACATCTGCAATAGGGAGAACATCTTTAGTAAATAAATTACAGGGTATAAAAGAAGATCCGGGTATGTTTTCAGCTTTTATATCTGATAGAGAATCCAAACCTAACCAAAGCTATGTAGATTTCACTAATAGTTTAATACCTTTAGAAAAGGAGGATTAAGATTTTGATACCAATGGAACTTATATCAATGCTTGGCTCAACTGTACTAGGTGGAGTAATGTCTATCATGGCACAAAAAGCACAAGCCGAAGCTGAAAGACAGAAGATGTTAATGGCTAGAGCAGACTTTGCAGCTAAACAAACAGATAAAGCAAGAGAAATTAAAGACCCACACACTAAACATACCAGAAGATGGATAGCTTTAATGTGTGTATTTAGCATC